CCTTTTTACCTTTTCCCGCCATTTCAATGACCGCCATTTCTGCGTTCTTAGACGAGTTTTTGATCTCTCTAATATCCGCTTTAATCTCGTGGCCGTCCTTCTGGGTGTGCTGCACCTCCACCTCAACTTTACCCAGCCGTTCGTTGCTCATCGTGTGCCCTTTCCTGCGTTCCGGTTCCATGACGTCACCTCTTGATTATGCTAGAGATAATACCCGACAACGTGCCCGCTGTCGATCCGTTCGCTGCATTTAATCGGTTGCGTTGCTCGTTCTTGAGTACGCCGAAGTAAGCCCAAAGGAGGGTCACGAACGGACCCACAACAGCAGCAACAAACGGCCAACCGTCGGTGACTGCGGCCACAAGCTCGTCGTCCTTAATCGCTACGGCATACGCCCAAAGCGAGATCGCCACGACTGTGACAAACGCCACCAGCTGGAAAGACCCAAGGGCGATCCGCGGGCGGGTTGTGTGCGTGCTGCCTTGCTCTGCCTGCAGCATGGCTTGCAACGTGTGGTGCTGCTCAATCTGTACGTCGAACTCGCGGCCCATTAATTGCGCCCGCTGGTCCGGTGGTAGCTTATCAACCGCCGCTTGCATGTCTGAGCCGGTGGCGTCCGCGGGTAGCTTCTTGTCGTCCGGTAAAAACTCGTTAACCACGTCGATAATCAAACCGCCACCGGGCACCATAGTCTTGACGACAGCGCCGCCAACCTTGCCGAGAATGTCAAGTAATTTCATATCAATACACCCACATAGCCACGTAGCCTTCCGGCAGTTCGGGGCGGTGACCCCAATGTACGAACGTCTTAGCAACGCCGATCGCGTTGAACCCTGCCGCCAGCCCTGCCGCTACGACGTTGCCACGGGTTGCCCCGTTCACTGCTACGTCGATGCCCTGTTGTTTCTGGTGGTCCGCTGGCGTCGTTCGGTGTACTTCGTCAGGGTGAAGGGGGCACCGACCGCCACTTCGGACGGTCAGCCCGTGGCCCAATATCTCCCGGCCGTGTTGCGCTTTGTCGAGCGTCTCTTGGTTGACGCTTCTACGGTCGCAGCCCGGCTGCCCGCAAGTGCATAGCAGCTTGGGGTCAGTGTCCGGGTGAAAGTTCTTAGTGCGTATTGTCATTATTTACCTACCCACCCGGTGTCCCCGGTATTCGCTTCTTTAACGTAGAGCGTAGTGCCCGCGCCCCCTGCCGGGTTCCAAAACTCGCTGCCCGGGTCCGCCTGTATGTTGCCCACTGGGTTAACTATAGCGGGATCGTACGTATTGCGCCCTAGCAACATGCCTAACGTGTTGCCCCATAACGTGGCACAGGTCGAGAAGTCATTCCCGGAAGTTTGGGTATGTTTAATAGTGTTTCCGCCGACTTTCGCTATCGCGGTTACCGTCCCTGCGCTTCCGTCGAAGTCGTTCCCTAATAGCCTTAAATTCTCGATAACGTCGGCCGTCGCGTCTAACTGTAAGCAACGCTTAGTGGCGGTCGGTTTTAGTATGTTCCCCTGTACTAGCTGGCTAACCCCCGCGCCCCGCGCGACAACGCGCATAGGCACCGACAACTGGCCGTGGCAGTTATTCCCGACGGCGCGCCCTAGTGCCTTTATCCCTATGGACCCCTCTATAGATTCAACCCCTTCAATATCGTGGCCGTTCACGTTGGTTCCGAAGTTTTTAACACTGCCGCCGCGTATCTTAACGCCGCCCACAGGGTCGGTTATGCCTTGATTGCTAGCATCAAAAGCCCCCTCGTTATCAACAACGGTCCCGGTAAACTCTACGTCTTGCGCTTCTGCGTTAAAGTCGAACCGCAGGGCGATAGTAGTCGACGGGAAATACCCTTTAATAGTGGTCCGCGTGAAGGACACGTCGGTGGGGTCGTTAGCATCTATCGAGGCGTTGCCTATTTGCATAACCCCCGACACTATATTATTAGTGCGTAACTGCACTAGGGTGTTATTGTCGCCTTTGACGTCCGTCAAGGTGGCCGTAGGTGCTCCCCCTCCGAGGCCGTCGGCGCAAAAGACACGCATGATCGGCCCGTCCGTCGCCCCTGCGTTCAGGCGTGTTAGGGTGTTCCCGTTTATGCGAATGCGCGCCATAGGCCCCGCTACTGGGAAAACTGCGAGGATCTCGTCGATCGAGTCCTGAGACACTACGTTATCGTTGACATGTATGTCGCTAGATAGATCGGTCGTTGTACGGTTTGCGAGCCATATAGCACCCCCTGTGACGTTTCCGGTCTGGACGTCTATTTCGTTGCGCTCGATCCAAATGTCCTTGGTTGACTTGAAGCACTCTATTGCCGCCGACGCTTTGTCGCCGTTCATAGTGATCTCGTTATCACTGGCCGCACCCCCGATAACCCCGCCGAACATTATCATTTTAGGGTTTAGCGCCGCCGTGTTGTTTTTTAGCTCAATCTTACTGCCTAGGACGAAAACCCGTCGATCCGCACTTGCAAAAGTGCTAAATGTTTTATTGTGGACTATCGCCACAGGTGACGTCTGCGCGGTGAAGGTGTCACCGTCTACGACAATGTGGACGCTAAGCGTTACGTTTGAGGGGAGGCCTATAGATTTAGTCACACGGTAGCCGCCTTCGTTACCTACTATCTTGCCCCCTACGCCGTCAAGTGCCGCCAGAATCTCGTCGAAAGCGGTGTCGTTGATCGTCGTTGCGTCTGCTTCACCGCCGAACCATTCGAGGCTGTACGTAGCGTCTTGTATGACGCGAATGAATGCCTTCGAGCCGTCGCCCCCCGTCGGTATGATAACCGTACCAGCACTGGCCGCCGAGTCATCCGAGTAAGTGCCGGGGGTTGCACCGGTGACGGCTCTAAAAAAGCCCCCGTCTTTAGATGCGATGCAAAGCTTCTGATATTTGGCAGGGTCTACCCCTTTGGCCGCGGTTTTGCCCCCTACCACACGTCCGAATAAGAACCGCATGGCTTCTAGGTACTGGGACGCCCCCACCTTATCGGGGGTGCCGCTTGGCACAATTGCGCCTTCGCCCAACAGGGCCTGCTGGAACCCGAACAGGTCGTTGACTAGCGCCGACTCCCAAGGTGTGCCCGTCCCGTCTCCGGGTAGCGTTATATTGCGCGCTGCGCCGTAAGGGTAGTCGGGCGTCGATGGTGTTATCTTGCCCGGGTATTGTGTTTCTGGATTGATAGCCATTAGCTACGCCCTCTTAAATATATTCAACTAGAACGCCCAGCCACTGTTGGGTTGGACAAATTTTTAAACATAACGCCTCGAACTCTTCCCGCCTTTTAGGGCCGACCTGTGCCATTGTGCCGAATGTCTGCCCCCCAATATACAGGAAATACGGCCACTTGTCAGGGTCGCTCGGAACGGTATAGCTCCGCGGGACTTCTTTTATCTCTGCATAATCGCCGCAGGCCGCCTTCAACTCTCCGGCTTCCGCCACCGCTTCGCCGCACAGAGTGAACAGATCCGGCACGCTCTCAAGTATCTTGTTAACAAGCGGATACCCTAGCGGCTCTATGCCGTTGCCTGCTTCGGCGAATTGCTCCCCGCACTGTGCTAATGCCTCGCCGCAGTCAACTTTTAGCGACACATTGGTGAATTCTCGACGGAGCCATAGGATCGGGTTGCGGGCGGTCGGGTTGCCCTGCGTCCCGGGGGTCGGCGGCGTGCTAGGCTCCCACCATTCGTGCACGTATACGTCAAAGCCGGACGCCCGCAAAGTGTCTTGTATGTACCGGGGGTCTTGGCCTCCTGCGAGAGAAAGCCAAGTGGCCGCCAATCTCTCCCGCCGCGCTTGCTCCTCTACTACGTTCCTTGAGAGTCCAAACTGGCGCTCCCAGTCGTCTAGCTTGTCGGTCGTTTCGGGCAATAGGTCCCCCCAAACGCTGTCGGCGGTGTCTTTGACCCCCTCAGGGATCACTGTCAGGCCTGCGAGGAACTGGCGGAGGCGCTTATTTACTGTTGTGCGCCACGCCCTGCCGTCGGGCAGTAGATGCTGGTACAGCCTTAAAAAATCCATTAGCTAAACCCCACACTCGCCGCCTTCGCCTTCTCACCTTCCCCTAGCGTGTAAGTGGTGAGAATACTCGCCTGCCCTTCTAGTGAAAAGGAGGCCGAGAGGAAGGTGCCCCCCGCCGCTTTCACTATGTCGTTAATGACGCCTAAAAGCTCTATGCTTGAAATTCTATCTTTCTGCGGTGGTGTGTTTAGCCCCACAATAAACGGCTCAGCCTGCAAAAAATACCCCTCGACTGCCGCTATTATGTCGGCCTGTAAGGAGGCGAGGTCGTTACCTTGGAGCCCCGTTACGGTTACGTCGAACCCCGTCCTAATGATAGGAAGCACGTTGACGAACGCATTAGCGGGGCGGCGACTGGCCAGCCCGCTTTGGTCTAGCTCTATTGAATCAAACACCGCGTCGAGTTGTGCTTGGGTCGGTATGCCGTCTGTTTCGGTGGTGCTCTCGACATACACATCAACCTCGCCCGGTTGTCCCGTGTACGGGTATACGTTCGCAATACCTGCGACTTCTTCGCCCCAGATAGCATAGTCGGCGTACGCGCCGCCCTGCGGCCTACGTTGGAAGCGGTCGATCACGCGTTGGCGGTAGCTGTCGATTATCTCGGCGTCGGCACCTGTTACGGTTTGCGCTGTCACTACGGTGGCGCGCGCTACGTTGGCGAGGGGGTTAGCGAAGTTCAGGACCGCGCCCGGGTCTAAGTTGCCGATCTCACCGACGCCGCCGGATCCGTTGGGGTCCGCTGCGGCGCGCACGGAAACGGACACGACCGGCGCATTAAGTAGCACGGCCCCGACCGTTAAGTATGTCACGCCGTTGATCTCGCCTAATAGCTGGGACCCGCTCGGCAAGTTGCCGACTTGGTTCTCAACCGTGACGTCGATCGTTAGTTCTGCCGCTGTGGCTTTCAGAGGGTCGCCGATGCCTATCAAACGCCCCCACTCAATCAAGGGGGTGATCGTCTTACCGTTGATCACTGTGGCGGCTCCGCTGGCGGTGCGCACAAACAACTGCAAGCCAATAAAGCCTATGTATTTATAGAGCGTTATGAATACGGCCGCCAAGACTTTAGCAAGCACGCGAATAAACGCTTTAGGGAGTAGCGGCACGGTTTGGCCGATCTGGGCTTCTATCTGCCCGACTATTGCGGCGCTAAGCTCCTGCGTTGTTGGGGTCTGTGTTGCCATTAGCTGCTGGCCCTCCAATTCTCAGTATAGTTGAATTCTGCCTCGTCGCCTTCCGCGCGAATAACAATACTTATTTTTACACGATTTAACCCTATTAAGCTAGCAGAAACGGTCACGGAGCTGGCGGCGCGTTCATCAAGTAGCCATTGCAAGTCCCTGCTGGCCGCGTCTTCTATGCGCTTTAAGTTGCCAGTCGTCGCGGGGATAGTCCCGAGGAGGTATTGCGTTTCGCTCCGGTATTGCATGGCCGGATCGCTCTCGTCAAGGTTGCCCCACCACGTTTGGCGGTTGTTCTGGCTCCCGTCGTCTTTCCAGTTGCCGCCGAATAGTGACAAATAGGCGGAGGTGTCAAGGCCCGGCGAAAGCGCAACAATGCCGTCCTCGATCTCAATCTCGCCGTTGTCGTTTGTTTGAAATAGTAGCACGTCCATTAGTTGTTTGGCCCTGTGTTGCCCGGTGGTGTTCCGGCTGGGTGATCGTGGCCCGCTTGCTCTTTGCCCGCTGCGGTCAAGCTGGTGGCCGCTGCAACGGTCGGGGCTGCAACCGTGCCACCGCTTGTGATGTTGGTCGGCGTTTCGATGTTTCCCGAAGGGTCGATCGTGGCCCCGTTAATGTTGACCGTGCCGTCGTCTTGTAGCTTGTAGAACCCGCTGGCGTTCTGGGTGTTGACCTCGCCTGTCGGTTTCATTTCGCTGGTGGCGTTCTCGTTCGAGAGTACGGCCGAGCCGTCAGCCTTTAAGTGTAGTTGTACTACCTGTTCGCCGCTAGCGTTGCGGGCGTATTGGCGGTGCTCCCCCGGCCCTGCTGTCTGTTCTTGTTTAGGGTCGATAAAACCAACCACCACTTGGCCGCCTGTGCGCTGCACGTTGACTGTCAAAAGGTAGTCACCCGGCAACGGCACCGAGTCCGCGTTGGCTGCTTGGAAGTGCTCGCCGGTCTGGTTGGCACCTCCGCCCGGGTCGTGCTTCACGTCCGAGACTTTCGCCCCGTTACGGTCCGCGACCCGCGTATACGACAAAAGTTTGCTAATTAGTCCCACGGCAGGGCCTCCGGTATCTTACTCTCGAATGCTCCGGGGATAGTCAGCGCAAGCACTGCCAGTTCGCCCCCGTCGCCGGTGCGGCTTAATGTCACGGTGCGCACTAGGAATTCATACTCGCCGTAAACCATAGCGCCCGGAGCGTCAACAGTTAGCGTCGTGTTAGGCTTCCACAGTTCGCCCGAAGGGTCGCGCCATGTTGCGACGGTGATCGAGTAGTTGACCACGTTCGCGAACATGCGGCCCGCTTTGGCGTCACATGCGGCTTGAATGTCTGCGTTGATAGTGTCGGCCACTTCAAAGGCTAAAGGCCGCACAATGCCGCGCAGGCGTGGGTTCTTGACGGTTATCTGTCCGCCTTGTAGCCCGACCACCATTGGCTCTATGCCTGTGATCTCGCTGTAATACTCTTGCGGGTTGAATATCGGCGCAACGTCAACCAGTGGCGCTTCGCCTTCCGTAAACCGTGCAACAGGTGAACCCGCGGCCGCCGACTTAGTGAACAACAGCTCGCCCTTCTCGGTACTGCTCACGAGTAGGCCCCGTTGTTGTGCGAGTTTGATCAAGAACGGCAGCGCCTTCTCTCCGGGCTTGAGGGCCACACGCTCAAACACTGCGCCCTCTTCGGCGTCAAACACTACCGAAAGGCCGAAAGGATCAACGAGGGCCGCTGCGATTGTGCTCAGGCCTGCATTGTCCCACTCAAGCGGGTAGGCGCTAGCTGGTGCGGTACAATCCCCGGTCACGGCTGGCACTGAATAGCACGCCGCCGAAACGGTGCGGCTGTCTTCTTTTAAATCTGGGTCAGGCGTCAACATTGTGCCCGTGAATAGTGGCGCGCCCCCGACTGTTAGGCCAACCGGCGCAAACGCAAACGGGCGGAAAGCCTCGCGGAATACTGGGTCGGCAGGGTCAAACGGTGCGGTGACAAGTAGCGAGTCCATGGCGTCGATCGACCGGGTAATACTGATCCCCGTCCAAAACCTGAACCGCTTCCCGTTGATCGATAACGCCAACTCGCTAGGGTCGTCGGCTTGGGTGCCTGCGGTCTGCTTTGGTTGCTCTGGCACAGTAAGCACCACGCCAGCTTCGAAGGGTTCAACGGCCCCCGGGTTGGCGGATCTAAGCAGCGAAGACTTGCGGTCGTCGCCGTATGCTCTGCGCGCCAGTAGGTCGAATGTGTCGCCCTTGCGGGTGGTTATCTTAGCCATACACTAGCACCGTGCGGCCCTTGGGCAGCTCCAATATCTCCGAGCCTGTTAGCTCGTTGCTGTTAATGAAAAAATCTAAATTCGCGTCAATGTCGCCGTAGTATTCCCCGACAAAATCAAACATTGATCGCGCACGATCTAGGACTATGCGGCGCTCGCGTTTCAAGTTAAATGAGGCGTTGATCAGTTCTCCGGCGGCCAGTGCCACCGCTTCTTGTAATTGCTGATAGCCTGCGCCCGTGTCAACGACTGGGCGTTTGTCTATGCCCTTGCCGTCTAGTGCTCTATGGTTCTGATCGGACCAATCGGTCACGCTTTCCATTTGGGCCAATAGCTGCTCGGCGGCGGCTATCGCTTGCGGTTGTGTGTCGTACCCGTTGCCCTGAACTGTCACCATAGTGGAAGTCACGGACCCGGCGACCGCGCCTTGCGCGAATATGCGGCGCGAGGCTAACTCATTGGCCGCCCTGCTGTCGTTGGTGGTTTGGATCACTTGAGGCGTGCCCGCTGCCCCCGTCCCGATACGGTTCGACCCTCCGTTCACTATACTGTCGGCTAGGTCGCCGTAAGCGTTGAGGCGTGCCTCGATCTGGGTCAATGCGCGGGCGGGCGCTTTAATTAGTGCCAGCGTTTGGAAAGCCAGCGTCAAAGGCTCCGCGATCAGTACGTCGATCCCGCGGTTAATACTGTCGTTTATCGCGTTAAATTCTGCCTCGACTTCTGCCGATGCTGCGGCGATCTCCGCGGTGGCGCTCTCCACATTATCAAGGAACCCCTCCCACTGATCGCGGAAAGTGACCTCCTCAAATTGCGTGTCGATCGCTAGGGCGTCTTCGAGTTCTTGCGAGGCGGCGGCTTGATATTCATCAACAAAGGACAGGGCGACCGCTGCCGCGTCTGGTTCTCCTGTTGGGTACGCCGTGCCGATAGTGGCCCAAAATGTCACCTCGATCACTGTCTGGTTCGCGCGTGTCTTTAAGTCGTCGCGTTGCGTTATCTCGCCAAAGGGCACCACGTCAACTTGGCCGTAGCGCGGGTGCTCAAGTACGCCTGCGCCTTTTTCTAGTAACGTAAGCTCGAAGGCGTCCGCCTCTAAGTCGTGGTTGTCCCCGCTGAACATTAAGCGCAACGGGTAGCGGCGGCCTTTGTGTCCGAGGTCTTGCACTAATGTGCCGTCGGCGTCCGGGAAGTCAAACGCGGCCGTCTTCTTTTCAACGGTGCGCGCCACGTCTTGGAACAAAAACGCGGTCCGCGTTCCGTCTGGTGATCGGTAGGCTGCCTCGCGCAGCCGCTCTTGCCATGACATTAGCACACCACCCTTAGTTGTATCTCTGTTTCATACCCTTGGCCTGCTATAACCTCCTGCTCTGCGTCCGCTGCGGTTATATAACTGATTTTAGGCAAATATGGCGTGTTTGTGTTGCGCGTGGGAGATAGCGCCAGTCGTCCGAATTTCACGGTTACTCGGCTGCCTGCGAAGGACACGTCGTCGGTGCTACTGTCGATCGACGATGGATTGCGCACCCCGTGCCCGCATACGCTAACCGTGACAACTGTAGCCCCCGCGGCGTCAAGGTCCACCGGTGACCCGTCAGAGTCGATAAGGTCGAAGACCGTCTCGTTCCCTGAGTTCTTCGCGGCAGTCACTTTTAAGGTAACCATTGTTACACCGCCGGTTGCAATATGGTCAAGGCATTTATTTTAGACAGGCCGCCATTAGTGTAGTCGGTGCTTGACACTACTAGGTCTGTGCCTACCAATAATTGCGCAATTTTTCCCGCCAGTTCAACGCGGGCGAAGGTCGCCGTCTGCGTTCCCGCACCGGTGATCGTTTCGTCCGCAATCGCATTGGCTGCCGCAGACCCAAGCGCAGCCGCTTGCCACCCCACCAGAGTGTGCACTACTAGCGGGTTGTTGCCTGAAAGCGCGGCGTTAGCACTGGCAGGAGGCGTCCCCGAGTAGATGGTCAGGGTTGCGGTTGTCAGGTCCGTTGCGGCGTTGTCTGCCTGTGAGTTTCGTTGTGCGTCGTTAATAGAGGTCATGTCATAGCCTTATAGTAAAAATGTTACTAGTAGTTTGTATTGTTTTGGTCGATACGTCAATTAAGACAGTGAAGTCTGCTTTTACCTCCGCGTCGCTTCCGCTACCCTGTAACGGCGGAAGGGTGATCGTGCCACTGGCCGTTACCGTCGGGCTGTCGTCGGTTGCGCTTCCGCTACCCTGTAACGGCGGAAGGGTGATCGTGCCACTGGCCGTTACCGTCGGGCTGTCGTCGGTTGCGCTTCCGCTACCCTGTAACGGCGGAAGGGTGATCGTGCCACTGGCCGTTACCGT